GCGCCTATCCCCTAATGTTTTAGGATATGGCGCTTAACGGCCCGGGAATACATCGACATCCTCCCATTCGAACGTTAACGGTTAGAACTATTTCGAAAAGTTCTCTTGTAGAGCTTGAAGTCCCATATCGAATAAGTCATAATCTTTTAATCGACGAATCGGATATAGGAACTGGTTAGCATTATCTGTATTTACTAACTGCAACATTTCTTTATGAACCAAATATTTACACTTAGTGACTTTATGTGCTTTGCTGTAGTACTTGTAAGTATCGATTGACGGCAAATTAGAAAGATATCGGTAGTCTCCTTTAATCCAAGCGTTGTATATTGTATACTCGTCCGTAGAGTAGTCACCATTCACCCATTCTTTGAATTGTTCTTCGTCTAACCCTTCGGGGTCTGTACCAAGATATTCATCAAGTTTGTTGCTTAAAGCAAAAACTATTGGGTGATTCGGTTTAACCCCAAACTGGACTTCTTTGACTTTGGTTTTCTTAGGCTTTATTGAAATTTTCTGAGCCTCTCTCCAAAACACCTTATCTCGAGCAAGCTTGAGGTAAGCATTTTGATGTTCTTCACTGAGCTGGGTTAACGCTTCGGCATACGACCCTGGGTACACCTCCAATAAAGGAGCCTGCCCTAAAATCGCTTCGGGAAGAGAGAGTTGGTCCCTAATTACTTTGCTTGTGTTCTTCGGCAAGGTTTTTAGTAAATTGAGAACCACGGGGCTGAGATGCCTATCTTCATAACCTCTTAGTCTGCAAATCCTTATAAGTTCGCTGAATTGCTCAGGAAAACGTTCTATGTTTACTAACAGATACACTGGTAAACCAGTAACCTCTTTTCTTCTATAAAACAATCTCTTTGCAAATTCAAAACAACCTATAAACGAAATTGTGGATTTTGAAGTATTAATAACAACTCCTAATTGTCTAATGACGTTCACGTAATAATTGTAGACGTTTTCATTGCTGTCAAGGGTATCATCGCCTAGTATCAGGTACTTGTATTTTTGTATACCTAATTTATAAGCACAATACATCTTAACAACATGATGTGTAGCGGTACTAACGGCCCAGGATGATAGAACGCCCATTGGATTACCGACCTTATATTTCACTGGTTTGGTATTTGGTCCAGTATAAAATTCACGATCAGCAATTATGGAGTTCCACCTTTCTGCTTCATCAGCACCCATCACGACTTCTACTACTATCTTCTCAAGTTCACGCGGGAAACGATCAGTAAATGCAGTCATATCTGATGAAAACAAGTTTTCACCCATACTTAGCACTCTGTTTCCTAGATCATCTTGATAATAGGTTAGGTCATTAGGGAGTTTTCTAAGTGCATTCATAAAAGTTTTATGAATATTTGAAAGGGACGCGTTCGAAAAGAAATCAACGATCGCTATTACTCTAGTTTTACCAAAGCGGTCCGAGAGAAAATGAGTTATACTATGGAACCAACTACCCTCCAGATTTTCATGAACATCTAGATTAAGC